CGAAGTCCGCCGCCGCCGTGAACGTCGGCTTAGTGGGGGACGTGAACTTCGCCGCGCACTCCACCGCGCCGTTCAGCGCGGCCTTGATACTGAACGTCTCGCACTTCGCGCCCACATAGGTGAGCATCCCCTCGGTACCATCGCGACTCACAATCGCCTTGATCCCAATGGCCTGTAGTGTCGTGCAGGGATACCCGCTCAACACACGCTGGACGCAGGCGAGAATCGCACTGGCCGAGTCGCCCTCGAGGCGGAAGTTGACCGTCACCGGCCAGACCTGCATCCCACCGGCTATCTCGCCGACATCCCCAACGCTCTCCAGGGTGATTACCTGGGGTTCCTCGGCGCAGTCGTAATCACTCACGCGCCCGAACCGCTTCGTCGTGGTCCAAGCATCGGTCGTGAAGGCGATTCTGCCGCACTTTCCTGATGTTGCCATAACTAGGCACCTCCTACGTTGCGCTCGACCAGGTACACGATCCGAACGGCCGCATACCATGTCGGCAGGGTGACTCCGGCCTCGTCGTGGGTGACGATCTCGTACCCCTCGCTCCGGCCCTCTTCGTAATCCGTTAGTTCGCGGTTCTCCTCAACCCATCCGGTAGCGGCCGTGCAGGTATCGACGAGGCTCTGAAAACTCGCCTCTGACTTACCGCCAGGGGTCCACGCTCGCACTTCCACACGGAGCGCCTTGCGGAAGTCGTTCGGTATCGCGAACGGCTCCTCAGTGCCCTCACCTATTGGCTGCACCCGCACCGTCAGCACTCGCGGCGGCTCGCTCGTGTCAAGGGTGCCTACCGCGCATGTCAAGCCCATGTCGCCCACGAGGCCAGCCGCTATGGTCTTGGCAAGGTCCATCAGGTCGCCTGCCATCACACACCACCTATCGCGTCGGCGATGGCTTTGTTCATCACTTGGCGTACCTCAGAGCGGATACCATTTGCGGCTGGCCGCAAGAACGGTCTCGCGGGGATGCGAACCTGCTTAGTCCGAACCCATACTTGGTTCACCGCGCCCGGCGAGAATGTCACCCCAGTCTTGACGATGTTCTGGCTGGAGTTCACCCGGAACACCAAGAATGGCGCTGTCAGTGGTCGGATAACCCCACCGGGCAGATAGCCCGAGCCGAACTCGTGAATGCGGGCATAGCGGAACTGGCTGCTGTCGGGATTCTGCCCGGCAATCCGTTGGTACCCCATGAGACTGAAGTACCCGACCTTGCCTATGCCTAAGCCAGGGTGATAACCCGCGAGTAATGATCTCACTAGAGACCCTGACCGTGATTGCAGTCCAGACCCTCCACTCGTGATGTTGGCAGCCGCACGCTCATGGAGCCGCCTGACTAGTTCTGTCATGCCTGCGTCCAACCCGCGCTTGGCCGCCGCCGAGCCTCCCCGCACGAAACGCTCCAACTTGGCATCGAACCGGACTTGGATAACCGGGAGGTTGGTCCTCACGGAGTCACCTCCGGGACGATCTCGGCGACCAGGTAGTGCATGTGCCCGGGACGCGGACGATAGATAGGGTCGGCATACCTCACCGTGAACTCTCTCCCGTCCGCTAGAACGAAGTGGTCGCCACCCTGTATGTCATCGCGTATCTTGGAGCGCACGCTGTCGGTAGCCTTGAGCGAACGCGTAGCCTCAATAGCCATCGCTTCCAATGGCGTAAGCGGTTTGAAGCCTACCGGCACTCCGCTTGCCACGAGCGTGAACGTCTCGCTCTCGGCATAGCGACGGTACACGTCAACCACGTCCGTCATTTGGTAGCAAAGAGCCACCGCTATCCCATCCTCACAAACGCCGCGAACTCAGACCATATCGAGAGTGGCACGCCGCCCCGCAAGTCTTCCTTGGACTGACTCACCCCATCCGACGAGAAGGTCCTGTTGCCCCTGTCGCCGCGCTGGTCAATCATCCAACCTGCGAGCGACAACAGCGCCGCCGTCAAGCCGCCAGGGCATGTCTCTGCCGTCCAGCCTGCCGTGTACTGCACCCTGAGCGCCTGGGGCGCCGCAATCGGCGCGTACCCCAGCGTCAGGATGCCGTGTTCATAGTCGAGCACCCAGTCGGTTGTCTCCACAAGTTCAAGAGGAGTGGCCGTGTGGGCGTTCGCCTCGATCTTGGTAACCGCCGTGACGGGCGCGCTACGCAGACGCACCACGTATGGTGCGCTGCGCGAATCCCCGATGTTGTAACGCTCGTCGAGGTCAGCCTCCTCGATAGTCCGGTTGCAGACACGATTGGCGCGGCCCTGGGCACGAGCTATGCGCGTGTCCAACCAAACGTCGTCGAAGTCCGTCGCGAACACGTACTCGTCTCTCATTTGGGCGGCTGTCAGTAGCGCCATTTATCGTCAGTTGCCCTTCGTGTGTTCAGGCGGAGCCTCGGGTTTGATCTTGCGGGGCCTACCGGGCCGGCGACGTACCGGCGGAGCCTCTACCTCTTCGTCTTCAGGCTCCGCCGGACGCGCCACGACTACTGCTTCTGGCAGTTCCTCCGGCAGTTGCTCAAGAATGTTCGCGAAGCACTCCAACAGGGCAAGCCCGTGCTTGTCACTAACCACCAAGACATCACCGGCAGCGGTCGGCTTGAAACCGCGCCGTAGCACTTGGTCGTAACTGCCGCCCATCCGCTCACCCTCGCGAACACGCAATCGCATCCTAGTGCTCCACTTCCACCCAGGCATTGAGTGTCGCCTGGGCATCGCGGTCGTTGTCACAGAACAGCTTCACGTACGGGTGCTTCGACGTGACCTCGAAGACGAAACTCCCGTTGGTGGTGAAGTTCTTGATCGCCACCGCCGTAGCGACCCCAGCCGTCAAATCCCAGAACGGGATTGGAACCCAGGTGCTGTTGTCGTCGCTGGCGTAGACGTAGAGTTCGCAGTTGCCCGTGGAGCCGGCGATGGTCACGCTGCCGGAATAGGTCAACTTGGAGTAAGCCTCGCCATTCGTGGCCGTGCCCGATGACTCACCGGTAGAGGCCGTGACGGTTTGGGCCGTCCAAACCTGCACGGTCTTCCCGAGCGTCACGTCATCCGGGTAACTGTCCATGAGTTCCTGTGCCCTGGCGGCCGAGACCGTCACGGCATTGCCTTCGACGAGATTGAAGGAGCGACCCCTATCATTGAACCGGAGGCCGGCGCCCTTGTAGTAGATGTCAAGTTCCGTGAGTGCCATCAGGGTCAGCCTCCTTATCCCCAGTTGTAGCCGAACCCCACACAGGGGTCGGCTGAGAAGGCGCACACGAAGTCGCGCCTGTAGCGGAGGATCAGATGGATCACGCCGGCCGTCTTGAACTGCTCGGTATCCAGCGTGAAGTCGTTGTACTCGCCCGTGGCCCAACCCGGGCGCCACACAAGTAGGATGCCCGTCTTGTTCTTGGTCTGACCATCGTAGTAACCGGTGGCGTTGAGATCCTGGCGCATCTTGCGGCTGTAGAGGATCGGCACGTTCCACAGCCGGCCAAGCTCACCCTGGACGAACGTGGGGTCGTTTATGCTCAGGCTCGACATCACGACAGGGAAGTCCTTGCTGTCTCGCAGAGTGCGGAGCCGCGACCAACCCTGTTGCCCCGTGATCCAGATGCAGTCCTCAAACGCCATCCCGTAATCGGTCATCTGCTCCTGAATCTGCCCGAATGTCTCAACCGTGGGAGTGGAGCCGAGCGACACGTAGCCATCGGTGTTGTTGATAAGAGCCTGGTGGCGGAGACCGCCCAGGCTCGGAACGCGCCGAATGTCGGTGGCCGTAGAGTTGTCGGAGTCGATTGCGTTAGTGGTACAGCCGTTGATGATCGCGTTCTCCCAGCCTCCCGCACCGGTTCGAACCAAGCGCGACCGAATGTTCGCCATGCCAACAGCCGTGGCGTCCTGCTCCCACTGCCACGACATCTTGACAAGACCAACACCTGTCTCGGGTGCGAAGTCGAAGTTACTCGTGCCGAGCGCCGTGGCTGTCGGGATTGCAGTCCAATCCGTATTCTCCGCTTGCTTGTAGGAGAGGCCCTCGCCGCCACCGGCTTGCACCCTACGGGTTGCCGGGGTGCAGGGGATACTCTGGAACGCGGACGCTACGGTGTATCCGCGATGGGCGTTCACGTCCTCAACAAACTGGGGTGAAAACCCAATCGGCACATACTCGGCGCCACTGCCACCCGTGGCCGTGTCGAGGGCCTTGTACATCCCCGGATGGCCCTTGAATACCCGGTCGCGAGCCTGCTTGTAGTCCTTGCCCGTCCTCTCAGCAATAGTCGAAAGGATGTAGAGCACGTCGGCGCACTTACCAGCGGTACCAAGTAGGTATGGAGCCTCCTCCACATACGGAACGAGGCACTGGTCCCACGTCGGTTCCGGCCCGGCTGGCCGCTCCGTGATCCTCGTCGCGTCGGCGAGTGCCTTCTCAATCTCGCCTACCTTCTCAGAGAGGGTATCGAACGCGACCGCCTTCTCGCGCAGACTATCGAGTTCGGTGGTCTTCTCCTTCATCTCATCGAGTTCAGCCCGCAGTGTCACGAGCCGTTCGTCGTCAGCGGCGATCTTCTGAGCCGCCAACGCCTCTCCGATCCCCTCGCCAACACCCTTGCGGATCATGTCCGCGAGGGCGACTTCGGTTGTTGCCATGTCATCAGCCATTTAGGCTCTCCCTTCAACTCAGGCGCAGGATCACGCGACGCGCGCCGCCCTTGGGCTCGGCATTCGCTGCCTGCGATGCGTCGTCTCTGGTAAGTACCTCTTGCAGCGCCGATACCGCCGACTCCACGGCCGTCCGGTTTGCGGCACTCAGGACCCGACCTGCTTTGGCGAGGATGGGGCTCTCCGCCGACGGTAACACCAGGTCGCGCACGGTAACCGCCGCCACACTGGCGGCTTCGATCATGGCGTTCCCGACCGTGGCGGATGGGGCTCCGCCGGTCTGGCGCCAATGACGTACGATGTTCCCGACCGAGACCGTCGCGGACCGGACGCGTCCGAGGTCCTCAACCGCGCGGACCTCCTCAGCGATCTCGGGCTCGTCGCAATGCCAAGTGATGTCCTTGGCGGTCTCGGGCCAGTCGCCCTTGAACTCGGGCACGGTTTTTCCGAACTTCTCGTAGTACTGGCTCAGGTGGTTGTAGATGGCCTTTCGATCGCCAGATGGGATGTCGGTGTTGGCCTGCATGAGTCGTGCCATAGCAGCCGCGACGCCGTGCCACACCGCGACCATCTTGCCGTCAACCACGTCGGCAAATGGGAGTTTGTAGGACCCGAGCAGTTCGGGGCTGCCGGAATCGTACCAGCCGAAGCCCTTGCGGAACTTGGCCCAATCCATCTGCGCCATGTCAGACCCGCCGCCGCACACATCACGCATCCGTGCCCGCGCCCCGCCACCATCCCACACCATGCCCTCGTCGGCCAACGGCAGGTCGGCGAACGCGGTCGCGCCCTTAGTGCGAGTATTCGAGAGGCCGAGCGACTTCGCAAGTTCGAATGTGGCATCCGAGCAGGCAGGCAACGAGACGACGGCCACTTCCTTGAGTCTGCCGTTCTGCGTCCACACCCACGGCTCGTCTGCCCGGTGCCATCGCTTGCCTGGTTCCTCTAATCCCGAGTGGCCGAACTCGGGGGTGTACTGACTCGAGAAGCCGACCGAATAGGACTTCAGGATGCCAGCCTTGATCCGCGACCAAGCCGTCAAGGCTACCGGGTCCTCGGGCACGGCGTTGATCGCCGACCGCACCCAAAGCCCCTTTGCCTCGTCACGCACCTCGACGGCCCGCCCGATTGTCTCGTAGAGATCATGCTGATACGTGATGAGCGGGTTGCCGAGGTACTCGTGGAGGTACGTCGTGAAGAAGCCCGGCTGGATGATCTCTTTGTCAGAGTCGAGTTTCGCTGTACTCGCCAACCCGGCGATCTCGTGCTTCTCCTCATCCACACCCTCAAGGGTGAACGGCAGAACTTTCACGTGATTGTAGGCTCGCGATGCAAGCGATGCTTGCTGCATGGTTAGCCGCCTTCCTGTGCCGGCAAATCCTCTTCGAACGCCTCAATGACGATGCAAGCGCAGTTGCACTTGTCGCCGTCCGTGAGCGTCTCGTCATACGGTCCTTGAACCTCAACAATGCCTCTGGGATCGGCCAGCACGGTCTCCAATGAGAACGTCTCGCCCGCTCGTACGACCGTCCCGTGCAGTTTGGAATGACCTTCCCGCGATCTCGGCAACATGGCCGACCGCCACTCGCGGCCAGGCACGTTGGCTTCCTTGAACGATTCCTCGCGGGCTCGGGAGAGCGCGTCACCGGTCTCGGTGCGTGCCACGTTCCAAGCGTAACCGGCGCTGCGTTCGACGGCGTATGCCGCGACGGCCGCAGCCATCTCCTGGAGCGTCGCGCCAGTGGCTATGCCGTCCGCGACGATGGACCGCACCTCGCCCTGAGCGTCCACTGCCATGCCTCGCAGGGCCCGGTCTCGCGTTGTGGCGTACCGATACGCCCTGGCTGAAACGCTGTCGGGTACCGCAACACCCAAGTGGTTCAACGCCTGCTCGGTCGCTTGCGTGAAGGTCGCAATGGCCTGGGGTACCAACAGAACAGCGAGTGTCTCGGCCCACTCGTCCTCATCACCGAGCCACTCGTCTATCGTCCCCGCCTTGACCACTATCGCCTTGCTCGAGCGTGCAAGTGGGCCAGGATTGGCTTCCAATCGGCTAGTTACCGTCTGTGCGCGAGCGGAATACCAGCGCGCCGTCGAGGTCCACACGGCCTTCTCTCGTTCGCCGCGCAGTTGATTGACAGCCGCATACCGCGCGTCCTTGTGGCCGTCGGTCAACCGGGCTTTTTGCCTCGGCTTCGGGTACGGGGGTTGCGCCGGAGCACTGCCAGCGGGCTCGCCAGGTCTGGTGGTCTCTGGCGTCGGAATCGAGATCGAGGGAGACGGTGGCACTTGCCCCTGCGGTGGGGGCGAGGATGGCGCCGGGGGTGCGTTAGCCGACACCATGTTCAACGGCACCATGAGTTCATCGCCGCCGTCAACCGGCTCTAAGTCCAGAAACATATCGCGGGCCTGGTTGGGTGACATAACCGGTACGCCGCAAGCTCGGACACCAGCCTCCACCGCGGCCGTTTTGTCAATCTGCAAAGCCGGGACGCGTTCCCAAGCCCAGCGGACACGCAGTATCTCCGGGTCGCCAAACTGAGGCACGAGTTGGCTGTTCAACGCATCCGACACCACGGTCGCCGGTGGGATGACCGCCTCTTCCCAGAGGGACTTCGCCTCTACCGAGGCCGTCGCGTAGTTAGCCGCCGGCACCCCAACCGTGCTCTGTGGCGTCCGATAAACGGAGTAGACGGTATCGCGGTGACGATCCAGTGCGCCACCGGCAAGTTGTTGGTCCGGCGACCCACCAAGTTTCTGAATCACGAGATCACGACCCGACGTGACGAACGGCGCCCCCGCGTTGCGTCCCTCGCCGCGCTGCTCCGACCAGACCGCCCTGATCTCGTCCGCTTGCGAGTCCGTCAACGGCTCGTCCTTGGCCCAAATCGCGAACGCGGGGACGCCGCCGCCTTTCAAGTAAAGGTAATTGAAGTTCATTAGTGCGGAGAACGTGTTGAGCGTCTGCTCAAGCGGAGCAATAGGACTCATGCCAAGGTCGGTGCCGAGTGGGTTCCACAGTTTTGCGTGAAGGATGTTGGCGGGCGGTTCCTTTTGTGCCTGACCGACGCCACGACCGATCTCATAACTCAGATTACCCGTGCGGCGATCGCGTACCGGCTTGCAGTTACTCGCAGGCAAAACCTGCATCCCGACCGGCATCCCCGCCGCAGTCGCCCGCAGCAGATACCAGTAAGCGTTCCCGGTCACGAGCAACGCCGAGATCGTATCGGCCTTCACGCGTGCCGGATCATCACTCGCATTGCACCATGAAAGGAACCGGGCGAGTTCCACCGCACCCTTCTGGCCAGTCGCCGGCGCCCACCGCCCACTCGGTTGCTTCGCCTCCACAAGCCAGTCCACGCGCCGCAAACAATCGGCAATCGTGGACACGGCGGCGTAAACGCATGGATTCTGCTGATAAGCGAAAGGATGGGTGTGAGAGTCAATCTTGGCCTTCTCGTCGCCCTGAAGACCAAAGAAAATCAGCGAACCAACGGAGGGCGGCTGCGCTGCGGCAATCGCCTTCGTGAGCGTGCTCCGTCGGAAGGGCCACATCGCCTGGGACTACCACCGCACTCTCATAAGCCCAAAAACAACGGGATAAACGTCCACAACGTTCCCGTTATGGGATGATATGAGTTCCCGGGATGAAGACTGTCAAGCGAAAGTGGGGTAATTCACTATGGGAGGAATGGAGGAGTTGACGCTAGTGACTACGGCTGCCAGCCAAGCGCAACCGGAACCTCCCGGACGCCCGGCACCCGATGCACGCGGAACTCCGTCGAAGCCGGAGCAAACGCGAGTCCGGTAGCGTCAGCCTCGTCGGGGCTCGGTAGATGACGCTTCTTCATCTCGTCCTTCGTCTCCAGAACGATCCGGCCTCTAGGGTCATAGAAAAACTTCCGCGCCGAGACCTGAGCAATGAGACGGTTGACCTCCGGACCGTCGCACCCAATCACCAACGGCTCCATCTTCGGTGAGTCCCCACACCGATCCCGTAAGTGCCACATAGTCTCGCTGATCCAGTTGGCGTAGTGCTCCTTGTCCTTCGCCGCCGCACCAAACTGACGCTCATAGTACCGCACCTGTCCGCTCTCGTGCTTCAACCGATCGTAAACGCCCGCGCCAACACCGGTGGAGTCTATCAAACACCTCACGTTCTGCCGCGTCCGGTTAACCAGCCACTGACACTCCTGCTGGGCAAACGACGCCACCTGATTCAGGTCCGCCGACTCCAAACTCCGTATCCGCAACAACACCCCACCTATCCGGCACGCCGCTACCGTCCTGTCCCCACCATACCGAGCAACGTCAAAACCTACCTGCGCGTCACCCTCAAGTTCCTCCGGAACACTACGATTCTTGGCGCGGTCCAACCAACCAAGCGGTATCAACACGTCTTGCGCATTCAACGACGGGAACTCGGCCAACACGCGCGCCCGATACCACGGCGAGTCCTCACCCCACTCAGCCTTCATCAACTCAACCTGCCCCGGCGTGATAAGCTGACCCGCCAAGAACGGAGATACCGCCTCACCCGTGAAGTTGGGCGAGTCCGCAGCCGCTATCTTGAACCCCGTGTAACCAAGAGCCGGGTCCTGGTGCGAGCGATAGAAGTGCCCATCATCGCGCGTGGGGTTGCCAATCAACAACACCTTCTCAGCACCGAACGTCGGGAGTACACCCAAAATGTCATCCTCAACCCCCGCCGCCTCATCCACCACAACCATCAAGTGCTCACCGTGCTCACCCTGAAACAACGTCGGGTCATCCGTGCTGCGACCATAAGCATACCAAAGTGGGTCGATACCACCAGCAGGAGTGCGGAACCTCAACTCAGTCTGGAGACAGTCGTAGTGCATCTGTTGCAGAATAGGCGGCAAACGCGGGAGCGCAGCTTTGATCTCCTTCCACAACAATGCTCTCACCTGATGCGCTGTCGGCGCCGTCGTCAACACCGTCGCGTGATACCGCGTGTGTGTCCACCACACCACCACTTCCGCCGCACCAAACGTCTTGCCCACTTGGTGACACGTCCGTACGGACACGCGTGGGTAATACTCCACCGCGTCCATCCACTCCGCCTGCTTAGACCATAACTCCATGCCAAGCACCTGACGCCCAAACTCGGACGGCGGCAGAAGCCTCGCCGTCGCCAGCCAGTCCAGCGCCGCCTGCTCCGCCCTCGTGTACCGCACGCGCTTGGTAGCCAAAGTTGTGGCCCCTTCGTTACGCCCTACCAATACCAATCCACCCCCGTGACCACCCGCACGCAAAAACATACCCCCCGTGCCAGAGAAGGGCCTACCCCAATGGCGCGAAACTCTCCATTGCCTCCCGGCCATTCCCTGCAAGAAGCCCCGCGAGGAGGGTAGCGGCATCGTCGTCTCGACGAGCCCAAACCAGCAGAGCTATCTTCTGCCACCAACAAGCGTCGGTGAGCTGGACCTGGAACCCCTCCCACTCACACTCCTTGCGCCCAGTGGCGGCCACTACGCACCTCGGGCAGCACGCGCAGATTGTGGGCTCGTATAACCGCAGGTCATGGTGTGTCCTCCTCAGTCGCTCGCAACGGGCAATCGCCTCATTCACCCGGTCCTGCCCGCCATCACCGTGTTCGCGCCGATGGAGAGCCTCGAAGAGTGGCGCCAACCGGTCACATTCGGCCACGAACGCCTCGAACTGCCGGAGGAGCGCAGTGAATGCTCCCGCCCATTTGGCGCCCTCAGTCATCCCCATGCCCACCACCTCCCGAACAGCGTCAATCGGAAACGATTCAGCCACGCGCCAAGCATAGAGGTCATACCGATCGCCTTCCATTGCCTACCCCTGCTCTCGTTAAGGCCCGGTCCACCAGCCTACCCCAGTCCGTGACCACCCCCCCCTCGTCGCGTATTGCCGCGAGGCACTTGTGCAGAACCAGCGCCTCCATAGCGTCCTCGTCGGGGAATGGCTTCACCAACTCCACCGCGCTCGCGCTCGTGCCAGCCACGGCACGTCACCAATCGAAGGGGAACGAGAAGCTCTCTATGACCTCGACCTCGCGGCCGCTCGCCCTTCGACTCCGTCTCACTCCGAACGATTGGCTCGCGCTCCAGGTCAAGGTCAAGGTCAAACATCGACCCCTCCATCTCCCAACGCCGCCGTCAGTGACTTCCGAACTCCTGCCAAGAACCCCGGCGCCATCTCCACCACGTTGAACTTCCGCTCAAACAACACCAGCGGGTGATGCGCCGCTACGATGATCTGACCCGGCTTCATCTCCCAAAGAACCACTATGAGATCCCGCACCCCCGCAAAATCAAGGGCCTGGTCCGGCTCGTCCAGAAGGAAAACGTAATCCTCCGTGAGTCCATCATCGTGCCCCAAACTGCTCAAGACGCTACGAACCACTTCCCCGTGACTCGCGAACCTGGCGGCCACCTCGAAAAAAACGTTCTCGCCGAAACTCGACTTCGTGCGAACGTTATCGCGCTCGAAATCATACCACCCGATAGGGCCCGCGTCCGTGTCTATCACCATGCCCCGCTCGGCATCAGCCACCTGTTTCTTGCCGCGAGCCCGAGCCCGAGCCCGAGCCCGCCCCCCCAAGCACCGCAGCACCGTGCTCTTGCCGCAACCGTTCGGGCCAGCAAGGACATTGATACCAGGAGCAAACTCCAAACGAGGAAGCAACACCCGCTTCCGGTACGGCTCACCCATAAACTCAATGGACCGAATCATTGGTCATCCCTCGCTACCCATCCGCACCCTCCCACTCGCGATAAGCGTCCTCCCTGCTCACACCAAGTCGGATGGCAACAGCACGCCCAAGTGGAGTGGGCACAATCTCAATCTCGAGGCCACCACCAAACTGACCATAATGCTCGCACAGCGAACCGTCCCTAAAGCCCCATGTGAACAAACCCGCGCAGAAGCACGTTGCTAGGTGACCCGGCAAAAAGTTGTCATCTGGATTAGCTATCTCTCGACCTTCCAAAAGAGCCTTCCAACTCTCCCCCGCCTCGGGCCATACCTGCGTCACGTAATGAACTGACTGCGCTACTTCCTCATCCGTTGGTCCGCGCTCCAGATCACTCATCACTCACCCCCGTGACTGAACCAGTGTCGTCACGAACCACCGCAAGGCACTTGTGCAGAACTAGCGCCTCCACGGCATCGTCAGGGAATGGCCACGACCTCGCACAAAAAAGTCGCTGCCCGGAACTCGTGCAACAGAAGATACTCCGCGACGTGAAGCGACCACTAGCGCACGATCCGGCGCGGGCATTAGCAACCTCCGTTCGGAACCGGCGCAACCCCACGGCAACTCACGTCCGGATGAAGCCACGCACAACTCGGACACAGCCACCGCCATCGGTTGCCGTATCCCCAGGGGTCGTATCCCACCCACCCCGCCGCCTCTGCACTCGATGCGTCGGCATACGGCTCCCCACGCGAACAGTTGTGGCACCACACCCCACGATCATAGAGGGCGTCCACCAAGCCCTCGGCGTTGGGTGTCACCAACTCCCCTCGATCTCCCACGAGTCCACCTCCCGCTCAATCTCGTAACCGCGCGCTGACCCGTCGAGATACCGCACTCGCACCGCAAGCAGTTGGTTGAACACACCCAAGTCCACCGGCAAACCGAGAACCGAGAAGCCAAGGAAGACCGCTCGCCGACGATCGGACCCCGCCAAAACCTCGGAACCGGCCGCGAGAGACAGCAGGTCATACTTCTCCATCATCGCCTCGCCTCCGTAGCCGCCTTCACCAACGCTGCGTCCACCAACGCCTGACCGCTCGTCCCCCGGTCACGCCAACGTCGCAGCGTCCGAAAACAGACCAACAAACCGTGCTCACACAACAGCACCGGCAGGCGCTTCCAAGTGTGCTTCACCGCAAGGAGGGTGATGGCTTCCGAAACCGTCATCGGCGGAGGCATGAGGACATCTTGTCACACTAGACGCGAGAACGCAAGCGCGCGGAAGAGAAGCCTGCGGGAACAAGCCGAGCGCAGCGTCCAGAGCGAACCTCGCGAAGGGCTGCCACCCGCCAGCGGGAAGAAGGGCGAGGTAGGAGGGGGAAGAGAGGGCGTCCTAGCAGTACCCGCTCTTACCCTTGCCCTAAGAACCCTAAGAGCCGTGCTTACACACCAGCAGCAAGATCCCCGCACGCGCGCAAGAACCCCAAACGCCCAGCCAACGTGAAGCAACCGGGAAACACCAAACACGCGAGAAACGCGAGCCAGACAAACCTCACCAGCCATGTGGGCAAGTACGGCAACAACCGGGCCTCGCCACGTACCGTGCGCAAGAGGCAGGGGAGTATAGTGTGAAACCTTGCCTTCTCATGGCTAAAGGTGGCATACCCCTACCAGAATGCGAGCATTGCTTTTATGCGATCCCGGTATAGCCGTGCGCCTATACCAAAACTGGACGACTTAGACATACAGACTATTATGTCCAGACCCCCATGAACCTTCAACCCCACCGCTTACGACTTTCCAACACACCATCGGGCACCATGCCAAGGACTGGGGTTGGGACTGGGGTTGGGGCTGGCTCTGACTCTGACTCTGACTCCGGCTCGGCGACTTGCTCCTCGGGGACTGCCTCCATGGGCACGACCTCGGGCACGACCTCGGCAACGAACTCCGCCTCAACGGGCTCGGGTGCCGCAGCAATCTGAGGCATGGGCACAGGGGATAGTGCAGGTACGGCAGGTGGCTCTAGGGCGGCGGGACGGGAAGCTTGCAGCACGTTCAGCGTGCCGACCAGCACGAGGGGTTGCTGTCCTCCGCCGCCGACGGTGCCGCGATCCATCTTGCCGTAGTCCTCCGGGCACAGCCGCTCAAGCAGCCATGCCTTCGCCTGCCAGCCGAACTTGCCGGGGGCGAGCTCCTGTAGCCAGACGGCCTCACGTTCCGCCCTAGCCTGTGCTAAACGCTCACCAAATGAGTCGTCATTTTCCCACCAATGGATATTCGGGTACGGCACGCCCGCTGCCAGCGCCGCTTTCGGTGTGCTCAGACCAATGCGGATGTACTCGAGGACCTTCTCTTCGAGTTCGGGTCGTCGCGGATCTCGGGGCCTTCCTCTTCCGCGTTTCGCGGGCACGGGCACGGCTGGAGGCGCGCTCACACAGGCTTCATCTTCGAGTGATTTAGCTTCGCTCATCCGGGGACTCTCCTAGCTTCCCGCTCTGGTGCAGTACCCTACTCCTGGAGTACGAGACCGACAAGTTGGTTCTTCGCGCGCGGGAACGGATTGCTTTCTTGCGTTTCACGCTGCGCGTTGGCTTAGAAACGGGAACGTTGCGGACGTTGCGGACGTTGCGGACGTTGCGGACGTTGCGGACGTTGCGGACGTTGCGGACGTTGCGGACGTTGCGGACGTTGCGGACGTTACTCCCGTTTTTCGCACGGGGGGTCCCGTGATGCTCTGGTATGAATGGTCACTATATTGCTAAGTTTTGTGTGGTTTCCCTAATGTAAACGTTTACATTAGGGTCTCAGTTTTGGCTTTTTGCTCCTCTCGGCTCGTGCTGCCGAACGCCGCATTTTCGGCCCTCAAAAGTCGCCAGAAGTTTTTTCTTCTACCCCTTGACAAGTCCCCAAAGTGTGATAGAATGGAAGCATACCAATCCGCCGCAAGCCGCACCACACGGGGCTTCGCGGGGAAGAGAGAGGGAGCGCGAGATGACACAAGCACAGTACGCAGCAAGGATCGGCAGCCTGCGGGCGAAGGCCGCCGCGGCAACGTCCCTGCAAGCAGAGAAGGTCTTTCGCGCTCGGGCCGACCGGCTTGAGCGCGCACTTCGGGCGACATTGGATTCCAGCCTTCCGGCGGCATAGCACGTTGCGCCGGGCGGGAGGGAACGGCAGGAGAGAGAGGGAGAACGAGATGCTTCACACGGTGAGCGGGCACAACTTCCATGGGCGCTACTCGATCCGGCTTTGCGGATCAGCGGAGGGCTTTGCGCTTTCGCCAGCGCAGGCACGCAAGGTGCGCAATGCGCTCTGCGGGATGTCGGACTGCACTTGCAGAGGCGGGTACGGGGATGGCCCGGATCGGGATTCCGCGTGGATCGAAGGCGAGCCTGGCGCGCTCTACCTCATTCCCGAGAGTGAGGTTTGCGCGCGGCGCCGCGCCGACGACCGGCGGCGCGCGGAGGACTTCGCCGCGCTCGCGTAGCGTCGCGCGTTCCGGTTTGCCCATCGGTTCGCCGGTGGGCAACACGGAGGGCACGGCGGAGAGAGGGAATCTCATGGTAGCAGGCTCGCAGGAAAGTCTCGCGGCGCTTCGCCTTCGGTTGCGCATTGCGGAGGGTGAGCGGGAACGGCAGGTCAGGTTGTCCGGGCACGCGTTCTGTGATTTCCAGGTAGCGCAGGTATGCGCAACCGACCCATCCGCAGTTCGTCGCGTTCGGCGCGCATGGTTGCGGAGCTTGGCGCACGTCCACAAGGCGGAGTCGGCGGCGCTCGAGGTTCGGTTCGCTATCGCCACGCTCGAGGGCCTCGTGCCCGGCGAGGTGTGGGAACCGTTCGAGGCCGCGGCGGCGTAGCCGCGCCTTGCGATCCGGGGTTCCGCGTGGACCCCGGCGCGGAGGGCACGCGGCGGTTCCCGGGTAGGTCAAGAAACGGGAGTAAGGTAAACGTTGTTTACGTTGTAAACGTTACTCCCGTTTTCTCT